AAACGCTTCATCCTGGATCTCATACTTCTTCTCAGGCAAATCAACTATCTCTTCAGGATTGCCCTTAAAGACGCTCTTAACCTTTACTTCGTTATCCAGTATGAATTTATAACTATCATCGCTCTTTTCGTTGTCTCCCAGAACAAGCTGAATCTTTGCATAGTCCTCATAGAAGTATTCCTGAAGGAGCGGAATCACCTTTGAACGGAATATATCGGCCAGAACTTCGATGCTATTATCCTTTAGAAGTGGAGTGAAAAATGCGTGTCCTATCGTGTGTTCTCTATCATAAAGGAACTCGATTCTTTCATTTATCACATCCAGCATCTTAGCCACATTTACCGTCTGCTTGCCTTCTTGAACGGTGACACCGGCTATAACACTCGAATCCGGCATCATTTCCACGAAATCAAATCTACGTCTAAGTGCTGTATCCATTAAAGCTATAGACCTGTCCGCGGTATTCATCGTTCCAAGTATATATACGTTATCAGGCACGCTAAAGGACTCACCGGAATACGGAAGTGTTGTCTCCATTGCTTCGTCTGATCCTGCACGCTTAGTTTCCTCAATAAGCGTTATGAGCTCACCAAATATCTTAGAAATGTTACCTCTATTGATTTCATCAATTATGAATACATACGGTTTTGTTTCCTGCTCGACAACAATTTCCTCACCCTGGGGATTCTTATTTACAAGCTTTATTACGTCGTCGGCCTTTACTCTTCCAAGCTCATAAATAGTAAATCTTCCAAGATGCTTGCTGCCATTCAGTTCATATATACTCTCATCGATATCTTTAGCCATCCACTTAACAGAGCGCTTTCTCGGCCAATCACCATCAAAGGTTGAAGAATCATATTCATAGTCACCGGTTACAATACCAATGGCGTCTATCCTATCAAATACCTTCTGGGTTACCACGATATCACCAATTCCCATATCATCCTGGAAGTTAGTGAGCATACTCCTTGTAGCCTCTGTTTCTATAGGGGTTTCATATGTTATTCTTTCAGGCAACTGAGGCCATCCGATTCTTATTTCATTATTCTCGAAGCAATAAGTCTTTAACTCTGACTCGCCGGTGCCATCAAGCATAAGACACCATACTTTTGGATTGGTTCTCTCAACATCTGATCCCTCAGCGGATATTGTCACCTTCTTGGCGTCTCTACAAAACGCTTTAAACACCCCAGGCATAACATCGTACTGAATATCCGTTGAATCCTTAGCGGATTCATCTGAAACAAGTACGGGCTTAATACCCTCTATGAATTCCTCATAACCATAGGACTGATGGAATGTAGTAAATGCAATCCGGCCCTCTGCTTTTAAGGCATTGTACTTTACAAGAATGTCCTCATACTCCATCTCATCCACATTCAGCTCGGGATCACAAATACTTACCGCGTATTTGACGGTGTTATAAGTCTTTCCGGTTCCAGGAGGTCCATATAAAATTGTGTTTAATCCTATCTTTTTGTTTTCACTCATTTTTGCTTTTTCCTCCACTTCCGGTAATTCTATCTGTAAAAGTGCTTCCTTTAACTCGTCTCGTATCTTCCAGATATAACTTCCTTTTTCTCCCTTCTCTGCGTCCCTTCCAACATATAGGACTGGCCACCACCTTGCATTATCATTAATTCTATCTGGTGGCGGTGGACAACCTGTTTTATCCACGACTCTCTTTGCCATTGCTGAGGAACCTGAATTAAAGAAGTTCTTAGTTTCCCCATACTTTTCAGCAAGCTCTGAGCAAGCAGCCGGTTTACCGTAGTCAAGCATCATGGCGAACATTCTAAGGTTCTTTTCCGTTGTCACTTCGGGATCCTGTAAAACTTCAACCCACTGTTCGACCGTAAGTCCTGGATCATATTCTTCCTTACTTGGCCACCACACCACGGTTTTTATACCAACCACATGCTCATAATATGGAATCAATGCCTGCACGCCTTCCATAACAAGGCGCTCATAATCATCATTTGTATACGTAGGGTCTCTTTCTACTATTCTGCAATACTGGACCTTATCGTATGTACCGTCATCGACTTTGGCCTTAACTACGTCTCTATTCTCATCCAGGATTACAACATAGTCAGCCTCATTGCTTCCTTCTCCATAGACAAGACCATGCTCTGTATCCGGATCCAGATCAAGATAGCTATGGTACTGTTTCATCAGCGCCTTGTCGGAGTCTTTATTCATGATCTCTAAACTGATCCGATACCTTGCCTTCTTTGTTTCAGCATGTAAATCAACAAATATGGAAATAGTGATCGGACTGTCCATCTGATCGCTGTATTTCATCTGGCCCCAAAGGTAATGCTTCGTCTTAACATTACTTCCATCCAGCCACTTCACCTGAGCAGCTTTCTTCAATTTGAAGCGCTTCTCACAAAGAGCCATCATCTTATTGATCTGTTCAACAGCGTTTTGCGCGCTTTCCTTCGGTGCGTCTATCCTTGCACGCTCTTCCACTGACACCTGCTTGTCTGGGCCCGCATATGCTTCCCTTGCATGGGCATCGAGATAATCAAGGGGCGCTTTATAGTCAATGCTCGTCTTTTTTATTACCTGATTTGACAATGCCGCATACTCTGTATGTACAAAATCAAATAGCTGCTGGATAGTGACATTTCCAACTGAGGTTTTTATAACCTCATCCATTTTGAGATTCTCTGGCTCTTCCTTACCACCGAATTCCCCTGGGAAAGAAAGTCTACGCGATTTGTCTGCCAGTTCTCGTAAGAAGCAATAATTATGGTTTGGATGATCTCCGCAGCACCACTGACTTGTTCTTGCTCCTTCAGCTTTGTGGCCATTGATTTCTAAAGTACGATTTCGAATATCCGATTGAACAAGTGAAAAATCAGGAACACGTATGGTCTCACCGGCATTCTGCTTTTTATGATAAATCTCATAAGACATCGCCGCTGCAGCAATCCATACACTGTCATTTGTATCAAATCGTTTATCTGTGGTGCTACTCTGTCGCTGTTCTTGAAGGATATCCAATATAAAATCCATGTTCTCATTGGTGTACAGGTAAATCCTGTCAGGCTGACACTTGGGAGCGCCTGCATTCATTACAGCGTTTCCGTCTTCTAAGCAGATAACCTGGTTATCCCCTTTCATTCTTTCAACAGATATGATCTGCTCACAGCCCTCTTTACCGGCCCCCTTGGTAGAGTGGAGTGTGCACCTGTCATCCGGCCAATAATACTGTGTAATAGCATCATAATCTTTTCTGGTTGCATACAGAATAAACCCGTCCCTTGCACGATGAATCGTTGTATCTTCATCGCCTAGACGAAGCATGTTGTTAGTTCCAGGTAACAAGAAGTGCTCAAGTCCCCTTTCATCCAACATCTCTTTGAGTTCGTCAAAAGAATAAAGCTCTTTTGCCATAATTAATCAGCTCCTTATAACTTATTAAAACCCGCGCCGTTGTTACTTTCGGCAGGGTATATTGCACCAAATTTAATTCTAACACAACAGCATGGCATCTGCCACAATTTGTATAATTCCCCATAAACAGAAAAAGAGCCGGTCAGAGCTAAAAAACTCCAACCGGCTGCTTGCTGTTTACTCTGAAAGGCACACTCTTTTAACAGTTCCATCCAAAAGCCTGACCTCAAACTCCTGCTTACTGTGAACAACAATCCTCTCTACGGTCATCATGATAAGCTCCGGGACATCATCCGTAAGCGGCCCCTCCGCAGTAAGCTCTATCATCTGTTTTCCCCTAAGCCTCTCCAGCGGATTACCTTCTTCTATCATCTGCTTCCAACGCGCGGTGTTCTCATCCAGATTTGCTACTATGCTGTTCCAGGCAATCCGAAACACCTTATAAAGGGATTCCTCTGTGACGTTTTCGGATCCGCAGGACCCATGCCCCAGCTTGTTTTCACAAATCCAATAAACAATGGGCTTCCCGGAGCATTTATGCCGACCATATACCCTGCCGCAGCGGGAGCAAACCACCTTGCAGGAAAAAGCGTGTCGGCCGTACCCATAAGACCTGATCCCTACTTCGTTTTTGAATTTCTCTCTGCGCTCGACCTCCATCTGCACCGCATGCCACTCATCTTTAGGAATGATAGCCGGATGATTATCCTCGATAAAATACTGATCAACCTCACCGTGGTTCTTCACTTTCTTTTTGGAAAGGAAATCCGTGGTATAGGTTTTCTGCATTAACAGGTCTCCGCAGTATTTTTCATTCTGCAGCATCCCAAGAATTACTGAATGCGGCCAAGTATCAGCCTTTAAACCTTTATACCCTTCTTCCCTAAGCCTTGATCCAATGCACGAAGGCGTCAGTCCCTCCTCATAGAGCTTGTAAATGTAGCGGACCAGCTTAGCTTGCTTCTCATCGATCTCAAGCTTTCCATCCTCGGTTTTGTTAAATCCCAGGAAAAGCGTAGTGTTAATGGAGGCTTTGCCCTTTTTGAAGTTATGCCGGATTGCCCATTTGCAGTTTTCTGAAACGTTTCTGGATTCCTCCTGGGCCAGGGAGCTTAGGATGGTAAAAAGGAGCTCCCCTGTCGCATCCATTGTGCTAATGTTTTCCTTCTCAAAGAAAATGTTAATGCCCAGGCCCTTTAGCTTTCTTGCATACTTCAGGCAGTCTTGTGTGTTTCTGGCAAATCTGGATATGGACTTTGTAATCACCATATCGATTTTGCCTGATTCGCAATCGGCTATCATCCGATTGAAGCCCTCACGCTTTTTTGTGTTTGTTGCTGTGATACCTTCATCCGAATAAATACCGGCCAGCTCATAATCTTTTCGCTTTGTAATGTAGTCCGTGTAGTATTCAATCTGGTTTTCAAAAGAGTTCGTCTGCTCCTCATGATCTGTTGAAACGCGACAGTATGCAGCCACTCTTAAAACTTCCGGCTTATTTCCTTTTACGCTTACGTTCCGGTTTTTCTGCTTTGCAGGTATAACTGTAACTTTTTTTGCCATCTTTCACTTCCTCCTTAATAATAAAGTACCCATCTTTTTCTGGTAATCGGTCTAACACTTCCTGTGGCACCCGCATCCCAGTGCAGAAGCTTTTTCCATACTGAATATATCCTATGCAGGAAAAGAAAATCTTGTTTCTACTTTGAATGTTCCTTGTAAGGCGATTACCGCATTTTTCACAGAACACCCGCTTGTAGTAGTGGTAATTCTCTGGCGTATACGGCACCACCGGATCCTTTTTTGTAACCTTCTTATGCGACTTCTTCCAGGTGCTTTCCTTCACAAAGCTGTACTGATTCTGTCTTGGCTTTGTTTCGTCAAAAGAAATGTAGATGTTATCCGTGATCTCTCCCCAGGTCTCTACTTCCTTTTGCGTTACAAAAACTCCTGTGCAAAATGAATCTCCAAACCTCCGATTGCCTCCGCAGAAAAAAGTGCGCTGCACATTTGCCTTTGTCACCCCTGAGTAAAGTTTGTGCCCGCACTTGGCGCAGTAAAGTTTTCCTTTGTATGGATAGTTCTCTTTTGTGAAGGGCTTAATCTCAACGTGCCTTAGTCTCTCCTTGGCCCGATCCTCAAGCACTTTATTCGCCTCATCCCAGAGCTTCCTGCTAACGATAGCCGGGTGGTTATCTTCAACGTAGTACATTGGAAATTCCCCGCGGTTTAACTGTGCCTTCCTGTTTTCATCAATGAAATACTTCTGCATGATGTAGTCGCCCTTGTATGCCTCGTTTCTGATCGTCCTATGCAAGAGACTCGCATCTAAATTCTTACCATCCCTTCTTGTTATTCCATTCTTCTTTGCCAGGTTAAGGATCTGCGTTGGAAGGTACCCTTCCCTGGTCCATTCGAATAGCTGCTTTACATCTTTGGCTTCATCCGGTACTACCTTGACCTTCCCTTCCTCATCAAAAGTAAATCCCAGGGTCTGATCCAATCTCATCTGCGGAGTCCCTTTTTCAAAATTCCGCTGCTTTGCAAGCCTCACCAGACTGCTATAGTTTTCACTCTCCGCCTGGGCAAAGGCCGCATACACCGTCATTAAAAGCTCGCCCGCCTGCGTTAATGAGTTTATGTTCTGCAATTCAAAGAAAACACCGATACCTTTTTCCTTAAGCTCTCTTGTAGCCTTCAGAAAGGTATCGGTGTTTCTTGCAAAACGTGTGATTGATTTGGTATAGATCAGATCAATCTTACCAGCCCTGGCATCCTTCATCATTCGCTGGAAACCTGGCCTGTTTTCCTTAAACCCGGATATTCCAAAGTCGTAGTAGACCTCCACAAACTCATATTCTGGATTTTCCTGGATCAGCTCAGTGTAGTGGTTAATCTGATTTTCGATGGAGTTTTCTGTTTCATCTTCATCCCGTGAAACTCTGGCATAAGCCGCGACCTTTAGCTTCTGTTTTTTTGCGGCATTACTCTTGATCACTTGTACTTCCATGCTTCTCTCCTTTCTTTGGTAGTGTCACATGTTACCTCTGGTGTGAAATTATATCAAGTTCAATCCCCCTTAGAAGTGCGAGAAATTAACTTTTAGGTTAAAAAGAATAGCCAGGCAGCTTCCCACCTGGCATCCCTTTATTTCAATATCTCATTTACCTTACGCTGGATGGTTGCATAGTCATATCCTGCAGCTGACAGTCTTCGTCTGCGTTCATCACCATTGCCCCATTTCCCATCGATCACCTCACGCGCAATTTCATCAGCACTCTTTGTGGCGCCTTTCACATAGCCATTAAAACCACCGCGCTTTATGGTCTCCGGGAAATCAACATAGCACTCATTCATATCACAGTTCCCAGCCACACCAGGAACCTGCCCCTTAGAAGAATACTGCCAGATACAGTACGGACCGTTATATGAACACTTCTTTCCATACTGCGCAACCCAAACCGTATAGCGCTCACGGACTGCCTTCGATACATAGTTGTTCAGGTATGACGTGGACATATAAAGCCCAGCATAATAACCTGCTTTCTCTATCGCATTACAGAATGTCGTGATAATAGAATCACAGAAGTTCTTTCCTTTGGCAAACTGCTGCTTCTCTTCCACATCAAAATACACCGGGTATTCGAGCTGTTTACCCTTTATAGTTGCCAGGCATGTAGCCGCTTCCTTCTTAGCGGCATCTATGGTATCCGCATAAGAATACCAATATACTCCGACATGCAATCCGGCCGCTTTTGCCTTCGCATAGTTCTTTTCAAAGTACGGATCCTTTTGCGATATCTCCTTTCCGTAGCCAGCGCGGATAATAACAAAGCTAATACCGCTGGCCTTAACCTTGTTAAAATCAATATCCTTCTGCCACTTGGATACATCAATCCCCCTCGTCATCGTTATCAACCTCCTCTGACTTCTTGTGTAATTGCTTTAGTACCTTCTTCAAGTTCTCCGGGACGGGAAGTCCCAGGTGCGCAGCGTTTTCTATGATAGATAGTCCCTCATTGCTCAGATAATAAAAAATAATCGTAGAGCGAAGGACTCCTGCCTCGCCTACGATAAGTACATCAAGCATATGAGCTATTCCCACCATGATAAGGATCATCACCTTCTTAAAGATCCCTTTGAAACCCTGCTCACTGGATAGCTGCTTATCGACCACAGCGCACGCTACACCACTTAAATAGTCGATAATCATAAATGCTAAAAGCCCATATATCAGGCCATCCCAACCTCCCAAGAAATACCCAAGCCATCCACCAAGCAGTGCATATACTCCCTGTGTCAAATTCCAGAATTGTTTCATTGGCTATCACCTCCATTTTGTTGCAATAAAAAACACCGCCGAAGCGATGCAAGTTCCTTTATCTATGGTAGCTTGTAAAAGTCCTCATTCCGAGGAACCACAGGATTCCGTTCCACATACCTTTGTAAGTCATCCAGGATCCTTTCTGTCGGCCATTCCCTGTCCACTAACTTATAGCAATCGATGTAATCATCAAAATAGTGTAGGTTCTCCGGCTCAATATACGCTGTGTTCTGTATATCAGTAAGATATGGCTGGCATTGATCGGTCGCCCATTTTACATTTTTATGATACTCCTCTATCGTGGCTCCCTTGGCAAACCAATGTGTTGCAGCCCATTTACAACCATAGTAGCACATCGAGTTTGGAATAATCGTGTACTTATACTTTTTAGGCAGCTCCTTTATTTCCTTCAAGTGTCTGTTAAACCAATGAAACAGCACGATGTTGTCATACATAGAAAAGTCATTCGATTTATTACAGATGTCCACCATCGAAAGATTCCTCGTTATCGAAAGAATAAGCGTAATATCATCATGCTTTTCTTTTAGGGTATCAGCCAGCGCATCATTATTCATAACAAAAAAGCGGATCCCCAGGTCATAGTACTTCTCGATGGTCTCAAGTGTGAAATTCTTCTGTGCAAGGATACATACATTAAGACCCATTGCCTGAATAAGTTTTATCCGTAAAACATACTCATCATATGTCGCGGGATACCCTGCTGCAAAAGTAGCACTATAGCGGGTATTATCTCCATCATCCTTCCAGGCTGCCATATACACAAACCTGATATATGGAAAAAGGCCTATTTTCTCACTTAGGCCACCAATAAAGTTTTTATCAAAGTTACAAGGTATTTCAAATTGCTTCATCTCAAACCTCCCCGATATTATTCAAAGTGTATGTTACTTTCATCGTCTGCGTCGGTAATTTCACGACGGGCGAAGACAGGTTATTTATGGTTCCAAGATAAGCTGCTCTGAGTCTATACCCCATCCAGTCATCACCGTAATAACCGTCATAGTTCCTATAAAAAGTGATCTTATTGTCGAAAGCAAATCTCGGTTCTCTTACCACGATCTCACCATTTACACTGCACCTTACAAAATCGCCATTCGAATACATCAGGCCAGCTTTTGTGTATGTATTATTCCCCTGCTTATAGGTAAACTGGAAATTGATACCGCCATCCGGCAGAGGCATAATAAAGTTCAAGCTCAGATTCTCCTCATCCCCCACTGATATACGCTGGATATTGGTGTAATTACTCATATCTATTATGTAGATACTTTTATGATCGTAAGAAACCCAATACAAATATCCCTGGGATATGCAATTCAAATCCGTACTACGATTTGCAAGAAAAGTATTCTCTAAGGTAACTGTCTGTGTCGCGCCAACGTCAAAGGATTCATCAGAATACTTAATTGGAGTAATGTTAATGACAGCATTCCCATTACTATTACCCCCGCTGTAATTGTTGTAGGTTGAAGTGGACTGATCCGTTTTTGTGATGTAGTAAATATATCCATCATTACCATTATCGTAATAGGCCCAGTCTGTTTGGAACTCACTTGGCAAGGTTGCAATATGCTCTGCCGGAAGCTCTTGTCCTCCATACCAATACTCCTGAACCTTGATAGCATACGCAGCGCATCTTCCTTTTTTGATATCGCGGCTTGATCTGGAACGAAAATACATGTAGTCGTCTTTATAGGCCAACACATGCATGTCCATATATGAATCCACGTATCTAACTGATCCGCGCAGATCTCCATTAAGCTGACGTAGTATAGGATTCGCCCCTGCATACTTACTTGTAAGTGCGAGTGCCTGAATAGTTCCATTTGCCTGGGAAGTGGAAAAATCCCAAACACTAACGTATCCGGTATCCGTAGCATAGCTTTCAATGGAATTTAAGGAACCTCTCATCGTATCATCTGAGTTTGAATTCCTATCTGCATACCCCACAAGAACAGCATCTCCAGGAAAGGCCATATTGTTTGCATCTTCTGCCAATGTTCTATTAAATAGCATCAACCCTCCCAGAGCATTTGTTGCTATCGGAAATATCTCATTTGAAGGATTCCGATTTATCTTGTTCATAAATGCCAGCAAATACTGCACTGCATTCGTAACAAGGTTGTCTTCCTCCACAACTGTTTTCTCACCAGTGTTTACATCAGTGAGCTCTATTTTTGTATGTCCCTTCAACATATCTATGTCCTCCTAATTCAGATAATGTATCGTAATACTCTTTACATAGCCGTTCCCGGATATGACAAAGCGAAATCTCAACGTCCCGCCTGCTGTTACCTTCTGTGCCCAAGCATTTGTACTGATCGCTTCCATAGTCGCCTTAGTCTGGCCTGATAATTCCTCTGAAAGAAGGCTCCAAGTATCATTTACATAATTCCACCAGGTCAACCCATCATCAAAGGAGACAGCAAAGAGCGTATTATCATCCGCATCAATAACCACATTCTCAACACCCACAATTGTAGGATGTGAAAGATGAACTTTTTCCGTGATCACTGGCTGCGGCTTTGGCGTCTGCAATGCTGCGATATGAATACTTGGCAAATCATCATCAGAGTCATGCCAAAAATAAACCCTTGGATTTTCCAACGATAATAAAAGGGAGCCATCTGGAACTTCCTCAAATCCATCGGATAAAAACAGGGCTTTTGTAGGTATCGTTTCAGTAAGCTCCACAAGCGAACTGTCAGCTATCGTATATAGTTTCCCGGAAGAATCCCCGATCAGATATCTCCTGTTATAAGGCTCTATGATATCAATCAGCGTATTTGAAACCGACCATCCCGTTCCAGTAGAAACATCGGATGGTATAAACGTAAAATAAAAAGGCGAATCATTATTAACGCCAACCGCTAGCGAAAGGTTTTCACTCCCGCAGGTAAGCGTTGATGATCCAAGGTAGCCGCTATTAGTAGGCGTCTGGACCACATTTAAAAACATCCGTCCGTCATCTATCAAAAAGAGTTCATAGATCAACCTGCAATATGCATCCTGGACACTGTACTGGGTGTAGCCTTCCCACCTAAGTTTTATAAACCTGTAGTATTCCCACATCGTTCCTTCCTGACGATAGAAATCCCACATCTTACCATCACGCCTGCAGACCTTTAATTGTTCTGCGTTAGTGCCTATTCCAATCCAGGCATTTCCACTCACATAAAGGGTTGATGCTAATACCCCAGCAAAGGAAAACCAATCTACACCTGTAAAAGTTATGGTATCATCGTCATGAGCTGTACTCACAACCAAATGATCCATACCCTCTATTGTGTTAAGAAGCGGTGTTATTCCGTTATAATCGCTCATTGGTCACCTCCATACTCTCGGATGAGAGGAAACTTGTTGTATCCACTTCCACCATGCACATCCGGCCTTCATCCACGGGCTGCTCAGTGGAATAGTAATCATAATTTCTTCGCAGCTTAAACAGACTGTCATTTATCACAACATACTTGTGCGAATACGTCATCTGAGGTGAATCCTCTTCATCTATTACTTCCTCAACCATTACAATATTCACGCCACCGCTTACAGATACATTGTTTCGGAAGGTGCCAAACAAGGCAGTAAGATTAACACGCATCGAATCCGATACACCTTGCTTCTTCCTGCCGGGATAATCAACGTCCACGCTTGAAGTAAATCTCGGCCTCATTGATATAAGATCAAATTCCACTTCCTCAGTGATATCAATCGTTCCATCCCAGCCATCCTTGCCAGCAAGTCCCTGGCCACTGATCATTGCAAGGATCTGTCCCTTATCGATTCGTAAGGAGCCAAACCTACATGAGAGCGAAACCACCCATCTATTGACGGTGCCCTCTGCTGCAGTCAGTGGATAAAACAAATGCAGGATGTGCTTTCCATCCTGCATGGTTTCTGTGGGAAGATACGTAGTGATCTCGTCGCCATTTAACATATATGTGGCTGTTACTATTGTAGGCTGATCTGAATCTGCAGCAGTCGTCTCACATAAGATTTCTGCCTTAAACTCAAGCTCTGCACTTTTTACCGCAGCAAACACGATACTTATAACTGGCTTCTTATCGCCAGCAGCTATTCGAATCAGATCCGAGTTCGTAAATGTATAGTAGTACATCCGGTTTTCGTCTGCGTTAGATAAAAGACCGGTGATATTCTTGTCTGTTTTGGACCTGGCATTGGCGAGAGCTGGATTCTCTCCAACACCATCCATCGTAAACTTATCGTTAAACTTCCAGTCAAACTTAGTCATGCAGCTTAGGCAGGCCCCATCTGCAATTCCTCCGGAAAACCTAAAAACATCTCCCAGATCATATGCAGGGTTTCCTATCATATCTGCCGTAAAGGGTACGTATCGTATTACCTCAAGTGCCACCAGCACTGCACGCCTGGATTCTTCAACTGTCTCATCCACGCCATACTGTAAGAAAGGATTGGAGCCTAAGTTCATGGTAAGACCGTCATCCTCCACATCCAGCGCTCCATAATAGCTGGTTGTCTGATCACCAATGTTTACAACGGATATTCCGGTATACCTGGTTTCAAAATCAGAAAACTTGCATCCCATAAAACGATGCTCTGTATCAATCGTATCAACCACATCTGTGTTGAAGGCTCTAAATACCAGCTCCCCTGCACGATTAACAGTTGCAAAACATCCTGCAGTCTGGGCCAGCCAGGAGACAAAATCACGCCAGGTCTCCATATCATTGTTTGCATAGATGCCAAGCATACGGTTACCATTCGGAAAACCTCTAACCTCAGCCTCTGTCATACCAATAGAAACACCACAGGCTTCTGATACATTCTCAAGCATTGTCCACATTTCCGCCGACGTTGTTGTAAGCGAGATTCCCTTATCCAAAAGGGACATATTGTCGTAGGCCTTAATCTCACAACCGGATACGCTATAATTGGCCTCAGCTATATTAAAAACGCCAAGAGGTATCTCCTCCCAGCCGTTGTCAGTAAGCAAAGAAAAATATGGCTCCACCTTCGCTCCGTAAATGGAGTACCTGGGTACAATATTTCCAAGGAGCGTCATGGACATCTCACCGGTATATACGGAACCAATCTCCATAGCTGATGTTCCGCAACATTGATTGGTAATCGTAAAGGATCCCTTTAAGATATCTTTTTCAGTAAAGGTGTAGGTCATATTTTTATTTGTGATCACACCTCGGAGTTTGAAATGCTGTACGGGCTTTTTCATTGCCTCCTTATATGCTTGTGAAACCTCGTACATGCCTTCTCACCTCCATCAAAGTTCGCTCATCGTAACCGATACACTATAAATTCCTTTAGTCACCTCAGCTTTTCGACTGTCCTTTATGAGTGCTTCATCCATATCAAACTGCATGGTGTAATTACTCATCACTTCACTACTGGGATAATACAAGCTGACCGTAACTGTATCCGCCTGCCGATATGCTCTGAATCTCTCAATCCATAAACCGGTCAACGTAAAGGATCCGCTCACAGTCAGCTTTGTACTCCTTACTACCGAGACCTGTGTTGTCCCGGCCTCTGTCTCTGTTTCCGTTTTTATCTTCTCAGCCTTAATACTAAGATCGCTATCCGGATCAGGGACCGCTACTCCATTAATCTTTAATACCATCATCGCCCTCCTGATCTGTAGTTCATACGCTGCGTCGCATCAACCACGATATCTTCAATCCTATGGTTTCCGATATAAACCGGAATCACGATGTCACCCTGGGGACTCATTCCCTGCATCGCTTCTCTAATCTGTCCAACCAAATCAACAGAAGATCCGCCTGCAGGTATTGTCATACCATTGGCCCCTGCAAGCTGCGACGTATCCATTGTCGGGCTTATAACCATATCCTCGGCAAGACCATGCATAGCAGCCGAGACTTTGCTCTTGCTGGTGTTTATGCCATGGGCAAGTCCATCCATAAAATCTGGCATCCACTTCTCATATTCATGAAGTGGTCCCTTATCCGGACGCGAGAAGTGAAGGAGCTCCTTGATCTTATTTGCCACACTTGTAACAGCATCGGTCACTGCGGAAATACAGGATTTGATTCCGTTTACAATTCCCATAATTAGGTCCTTGCCCCAGTTAAATGCCTGAGACGCCAGGCCCTTTACATAACCTACTGCCCTTTCAAACCCGCTATGGATCGTGTTGTAAATCTGGCCGATTATATTCCCGACTGCAGTTTTCACATTATTCCAAATGCTGGTAACGGTGCTCTTTATCGTATTCATAACTGTGGTGATCACTGTTTTGATATTATTCCAAACAGTCGTAACAACAGTCTTGATAGCATTTACAACCGTTGTGATGGCAGTCTTTATGGCGTTCCAGACAGTTGTAAATACCGTCTTTATGGAATTAAGAACTGTTGAAAAGAAGGTGCTTATTGCATTCCATATCGTTTCAATAAATGTCTTGATGCCCTCCAACAAAGGAGTCAGGAATGTAACGATACCATTCCAGATGGTCTCCACCTTTGTTTTGATCCAATCAAGTGCCATTCCGATAAGAATCTGTATTGCCTGGAAGATCGTCTCAAACAGATATCTGAAGGCTTCCAATAGTGGTGTTACCGTCTCCACGATACCCTGCCAAATGCCGGTGATCGTCTCAAATATCGTCTGCATAAAGGTGCCGATTGTCGTAGTAATGGACTCCCATACACCAGATACCACCTCAACAATGCCACCCCAAATCGTAGTAAAAAGCTCCTTAACTCCATTCAAGAAGCCATCGATAAATTCCCGAAAGCCCTCGCAGTTGTCGTATAGAAGCTTAAAGGCTCCTGCAAATGGATTTACAATAAATGCAAGTATCGTCTGCCAGTTATTTGATATGAAATCAACAACTCCAGACAAGAATCCTTTTACTGCCTCCACCGCTGTACTTACAACACTCTTGATGCCTTCCCACAGGTCAATCCAGAACTGACGGAAGCTATCAGACGTATTCCAAAGATAAATGAACCCGGCCACAAGTGCTGCTATCGCTGCAACAATCAGAATGATCGGGTTTGCTGCAAGAATCCCCCACAAAGCCTTCATACCAGTTCCAATAGTCGATATCATGCTTGCAATCTTCGGTGCGTATGTCATAATCGTGCCAACTGCTGACATTGTTTTACCTACAACAATTAGTACCGGACCAATCGCAGCAGCCAAAAGTGCAATCACCGTTATCACGGTTTTCACACCTGTGGGCAGTTTGTTTAATACATCCACGAACTTTTGAATACCGGATACGATAGCTCTTACGGCAGGCATTAAAAGCTCACCAAAAGAAATCGCAAGCTCCTCAAGCTGGGATTTTAAGATAGTAAGCTGACCTTCCAAGTTATCCTGCATGGTACCTGCCATCTTCTCTGCAGTTCCGTCACAATTTGCTATCGCATTTGACAGCTTTGAAACATCACCTTCGCCTGCATTCATAATGGCCAAGAAACCACTCATTGCATTTTTGCCGACAAGTGCTTCTGCATTTGCTGCCTTCTCTGATTCTGACATCTGGGAAAAAGCACCGCGGCAATCCGCCAGGATATCCGACAAATCCCTCATGGACCCATCAGCGTTTGTGGTTGCAATCTCCATCTCACCAAAGGCAGCTCCTGTAAACTTCACATCTCCGGTAAGATTGTTCATGATAGTTCGAAGGGATGTACCTGCCTGTGATGACTTAATTCCGGCATTGGCCATTAGTCCAATAGCCTCTGCAGTATCTTCAGCAGAAAAGCCAAGCGCACCTGCAATAGGTGCAGCATACTTGAATGTTTCACCCATCATAGAAACATTGGTATTAGCATTTGAAGATGCAGCAGCAAGAATATCCGCAAAGTGCCCAGAATCCTGTGCTGATAACCCAAAGGCTGTCAGTGCGTCTGTTACGATATCTGATGTTGTAGCAAGGTCCTCTCCTGATGCTGCTGCAAGATTCATAACACCATCGATACCAGAAAGCATGTCCTCTGTTTTCCAGCCGGCCATCGCCATGTAGTTCATAGCCTCTGCAGCTTCGGATGCTGAGAACTTTGTCTTGGATCCCATCTCGCGAGCTTTCGCTTTTAGATCATCAAAATCTTTACCTGTCGCTCCGGATACTGCGGCAACTTTTGACATAGACGAATCAAAGTCAGCCGCAGTCTTTACAGCAGCTGTTCCAAGCGCAGCCACACCTGCAGTTACGGGTAGGAACTTTTCGCCTACTCCAGCCACCTTGTCACCGGTTGACTTTAAAGACTCACCCTTTTGAACAATGCCGTCCATAGCTGTGGCCGATTCCTTTGCAGCAGCTTCCAGCTTCTTTAGATCCTGCTCTGTTTCAATGATCTCACGCTGCAGGCCATCATACTGCTCCTGAGAAATCGTTCCATTCTTTAATGCCTCATCAGCCTGCTTCTGTGCTTCCTTTAACCCCTCAAGCTTTTCTTTTGTCTCCGCTACTGCCTGCTGTAATAGTTTATGCTTTTGCGCAATAAGCTCCGCATTTCCTGGATCCATTTTTAAGAGCTTCTCCACATCCTTAAGCTGAGTCTGGGTGCTCTTTATTTCTTTATTTACTTTTGAAAGTGCTGTTGAGAGCTTGGTAGTATCTCCACCGATCTCAACCGTAATTCCCTGGATCCTGCTTGCCACACTCTCACCTCCATTTGCACAACAAAAAAGCACCCACATCAGCAGGTGCCATAAAATCGGAATATGTATTATTTTATGTTATCAGTGCCGCCACCAAAGCTATCGGCGCCACAAGTACGAGAAGAATCATCGCGGCAGTAGGTCCACAGCATCCTGTTGGCTTACCGGCATCTTCTCGGTCCATATCATCGAGGATCATCTCCGTCATGAAGATATCTTCTCCATTGATTTTTCCGTCGTTATTCCAATCGATCACTTTATTGATTTCCTCAAATCAAGTTCATTGTTTTTCAGGTTATACTTTTTTCTGTATCTTTCAATAATGTCTACGTACCCATTATCATGGGATATGATATGAATCTTCTTGTACCTTCTGTCACTGTATACCGCATTCCCAAGGATCGTTCTTATCTGATTATCAACAGCCTGATCACCGGGCTTAACCATTACTACACTTATCCTAGTCCCGTACATAGCGTTCAGGTTATCTCTAAGCCCTTCCTGCGTAACATAGACCATAACTGTATCTCGTTTAGAGAGTGACTCAATCCCTTGAAGGGCCTCGTATATATGATTATCTCCATCGACAAGATAATACTCTCCGGAGTATTCCTCTGTCTTTCTGTTCTCTACATGAACAGCTTTTTTGATTATAGGGAGTTCTTCTTTTTCAGGCGTAGGCATGAATCCTGCTGGATGCTCACCAACATAAGGCTTACCACCCATATAAAACAATTTGTCCTTGTACGGATCATTAATCTTACCATTGGGTGTGGCCTTTACCTCGCGATAAGGGACATCTTCATCCGTGATTCCCATTATCCTGAGTTTTCTCTTGTACGCATCAGGATTCTTTTGGCGTAAAGTATTAAGCCAAACAATATCCTCTTCTAGCATCATTCTCACCACGCTTCTTAATGCCAACAGATGACTTACCGCCACATGTTAGTCTAACTCTCTTAATCTTCTAACTTTCTATTTCTATATTCAACATCCATACTTGAGCCATTGCTCTCACCACAGTATGGGCAAATATCATCATCACGATCCCTGAAACCAGGAACCTGCTCCTCAGTAGTCTGAATGTACTTCTTATGACAATGACTACATTCAACTACTCCTGTACTTTCTTCATACTCCTGTAAAACACCATTCTCATTATATGCCAGCATAGTACCTCTCCTTTCATGTTCTGCCTCAACAGTCTCCCATACTTTATCTGTTATCCATTGGGAAACATTGCGATGTGAATCTTCTGCTAATCGCTTGAGTTGACTTATTGTATCTTCATCTAGTGATATATTTACTCTTTTTTTCATAGCGGCCTCCATGTGTATATCATACACACGATTTACACACTTGTCAAACTCAACTTTTAAAATCTATCATAGTCTTCCTGTGTTGCGACTTCGCAGTATCCTTTATACTCGTCATTCCGGCTTTCTGCGTACATGTCGTTTACCATACCGATTGTAAGCAGATCAAGCTCACTGATATGGAGTCCGAGCTGTACGCAGCGAAGCAGGAATAATGGAGTTGTCATTGCGCGGTCAGTCGCTCGAAGTTTTTTTTAGACTCGACCTGTGTTTGTACATTCAGGCCCCAGAGCTCTATGAGCTTAGGAAGCACCTGATAAATCGAGAACGTATTAAACTCATCAAGCCATTCCTCCGGTGTGTCAGGGATATTGGCGTCGGCGTGCTTTGCCATGATGTAAGCAATGTTCTCAAACATCTCAAGTGAAAAAATATCCAGGTTAGATGACTCCTCGTCTCCTTCACCTACAGACTTTTCCAGTACGCGGAGGTCCTTATAAATATCCCTGTGGAATTTAATCCTATAAATACGAGGAATGGCGGCAGATGCCCGAAAAGGCACCTGCTTACCATCGATCTCTATTGTCTGTGTCATGCTCATGACTCACCGTCTCCTTCCTGTGGAATGCCCTCGGTCACCTCAGTAATCGAAGGCATATAAACCTCATTGTACCAATTCTGATAGGTAGCGTCGGTTGTATCATCACCGGTCTTTGCCTTAACAAGGCCACTGCCAAGAGGAGCCGCCTTTATTGTGATGGTCTCTGTCTTAACCTCGATCTCCTCTTCATTGGTCTGGGATTCGATGTTCGGTCTGGACGCGGAGCAATAATACAGGACATGACGAATCTTTCTTACATCTCCATCAAACTCGAAGAGCAATGCGAAGTTTGCCGTCTCTGTATTAGCGTTCTCAACAAGGACGTTATTATCATCCAGTGTTTCCTTTAACACGTCTGTACGGAAAGACTCCGGAATCATTGCAAGCTCCAGATCTCCTTCATAACCCATGTTGTTGGAAATTGTATAGTAGGCATATCCGTCAGCATAAAAGTTACTGGGATCGCCATTGTGATCAAGCGCCAGCGAAACTGCACCAGGCATTGCTACCGGTGTTCCGAAGGTCGCATTTCCCGATGAATCAATGGTTGCAACTGCATAATGGACGTTGCAAATATTGAACTTCACCTTATTCTTTTTATTTGGCATGTTTACACCTCCATCTCGTAAAGCACCTCGTACAGTCGCTCTTCTTCGATCCATACTTCGCTTTTCTGATAAAACAGCCTATGCCTATCAAGCACAGACTCAATTCTTGTTTCCAAATCCGGATCCTTCCTATCCGTATACAGCTCAATCGATAGTCGATTGACCTTAAAATACACCGCGCCATCTGCAGAAAAGTTGTCGCTTCCCGGCAGCAAAAATACGACAAACGGGGGATCCGGTGCCTCTCCCTCCGCGAAATGATCGTAAGCGCATGGAAGGCTGGTCTCTTCGATCATTTCAACAATCTCGTCATATGTCATTTCAGTGCCCTCTCAATCTCAGATACTAATTGCTTCTCACCAGCGGCCTCTGCGGGAGCGATGTGCGGGAATGCTTTGACTCTACCTCCACCACGCTTAGCATGGCCTTTTTCCAAAAGATGTGTCAGCATATACCGGGTAGGAGAATGGACCGTCATTTCAAGAGTATTAGATGTCTCCTTTGTCTTAGAGGCTTTCCAACTCTTTTTATACTTTCCTGTCCTAACCGGCGCATTTGCTTCGATATCCTTCTTTACGGTATTGCTGGTCTTTCGTACAGCCTTTTTCATATCATCCGTTGCAAGGTCGGCATATTCCTCCAACCCCTTCATGATGGTACTTGCCATCTGATCAATTGGCACTGTGTTTGAACTCATGACCGCTCCTTCCTGGTGGCATGAAATTTTAAGCTGTGACGCTTAAAGGCCATATCATCTACACTGTCAATGTCATAGATCCGGTCCATAAAAATGATCCGGTATCCCTTCGCAGTAATGGCAGCCGTATCGGAACAATACCTCACAGTAAAGTCCATCCGATTCTCTTCCACCGTATGTGCAGCTTCTTCTGACTTATCACCCTGGCCGGATGCTACTGCTGTGGCCCAGCAAGTAAAGTAATCTTCCCACTCCGATGTATGATTTAAGGCGCTATCAACACAGGTGATGCTCTTCTGAAAGGTGATCCGGACATTTAATCCTGCTACATTCATCAGAATTTCACCTCCCGCACTCCAAATAAAAGAGCCCGTAGTGTCAGGTTTAGCTCCTTATGATCAGCCTCTTCCCGGTGCTCAAAAAGATAAGCAACCGCATAGAGTATCGCTACCCTTACGCGGCTGCTTTCATTTTCAAAGCTCTCATCATCAAGACGAGACATATCCTGGCAGAGCTTTTCCGCTGTGGCAATTAGCGACTGTATCAAAAGGTCCTCATCGGAATCATCAATCCGAAGATAGGTTTTTACCTCATCCACTGTCACCATATAATCACCCCTTTACGTTGTAGGCTCTTCCTGATCCTCTTCGGGCTCAGGTGTAACGGTATCTGCTTCCATAAGGCCCGCAGTCTTCAACTTTGAAAGCAGTGCATTAAGATCATCCTTAACACCTGCCACCGTAGTCGCTGTACTGCTTGCCTGATTCTCTGCTGCTGGAATATCCGGTGTAGGGAGCCCTTCTACCTGGGCCCCCTCTTCAATAATCAGCTTCCCTCCGATATGGGTGACATCGCCACCCTGTTCGGTATAGTTTTTGCAGTTTACCATAGCGCACCTCCTTACTCAGCCTTAGCCTTCATCAGCTTTACAGCCTCCGGAAGAACGAGGATACCATCCACACGCTCCTTAGCTACATAGCCGATCATGCCATTTCCGGCAAACAGCTCTCTAAGCTCCTGGAATGATCTGGTGCCACGATCTCCGATGTTATAGTAGCTATAATCACCGAAGGAAAGCACTACGTTACCCGCTGCAAGCTCAGGTGCGTATGTGGAAGTATGAATGCCATATCCCATAAGGCGATCCGGCTCTCCTGCTACAAGTGCAGGCTGCCACATATAGGCTCCGTTGCCGTCCTTTAACTTACGAAGTGTCGCAAGCGTAGAGTCATTGGCAATGAAGGATGCCTTTTTACGGTAAGGACGCTTCAAAGAGTAGATAAGATCCAAGACCTCATCTGCCGCGATAGCATTGCTCTTTGCTGTGGTTACACCAACCTGGCCACCCTTTGTTGCATGGAAAAGACCAGTAGGCTTTCCATTACCGTCACCGTTTAAGAACGCATCTTCCTCGGCGTTTGCAATGGCCTTACCAAACTGGGTGATGATATAGTTCTCCAGGTTGAAGGCGTTGTCGTAAAGAAGCTCCTCTGTTACCTTGATTGCCACATGGAGCTTATGTGCATCCAGTACAATCTGGTCAAAGGTAGCATCGCCAAATGAAAGTGCTCCGCCTTCCTCAATCCAGGAAGCGGCAGGCTTATTACCTGCAATATTGATCTTGTGCTCACCAGAAGTAGTGATCTTGGTACCAAGGCCACGCATGATATTCTCTTCTGTAAGAACATCAATCAAGCGACTATCCCACTCCTCCGGAACAAGGTATCCGCCCTCATTATCGTTGTCTTCGTTAAGGTAATCACTCACCTGACGGAAATGTGTGCGCATCGCTGTAATCATCGCCTGACGATACTCATTGGATGCGCGTCCTGTCTTCTTGGGCTCCTCATTAGTTGCTCCAGGCTTAGCTGTAAGCGGTGTGGAAACCGGCTGATTAAGCTGGTCCTCGATCTGCTGCTGACGAGTAAGACGCTCGATCTCTTTGGTAAGGTCCGTGATGTCCTTTTCCATGCGATCATAAGCCTCGCTGTCTTCTGCGGAGAGCACACCTTTTTCAGTTCTATGGGAATCTAAGAAACTCTTAGCCGCTTCCCACGCTTTAGCACGCTTCTCAATTAACTGCTGCATATCCATGATAAAAATCCTCCTTACATGAAAGTCTTGATCAGGTTCAGACGCCCTTCGCATTCCTCTACTGATCTGCCATTAGTTATTTCCTCAGCAGGTTCCTGTTCTAACTGAGGGGTTTCATTAGCCTCGCAATATGCCACGAGCTTCTGATTCATA